CCCTTCGGGGGGCTTTTTTATTGTCTAAATAAATATGGAACATTGTATAAATGAAATGAACAGGGAAGAATTAATTGAGCTTGCACTTAGTGGTTCACACGCTGCTGAGAGTTCCGAAGAAGCAGTTAATATCTACGTAGACTTGGCAGAGCACCTACTAGGAGCTGGTCACGCATCATCTATCGGAGAGGTTGACCTTATCCTTAGAGGAATGAGCGTAGACGGTGCTGAGCGCATCCTAGACGCATCACAGGGCGGAACTATCAGTGAAGCAGCTAAGGCTATTGCACAGGGCTTAGAAGCAGACCCAGAAGGCTATATGGTGTTGCGTCAGATCGCTACAGCAGAGAATGCTTGCTTACGCATCAAGACATACATTGGTGGAGACAAGATGCTACAGCTACCTGCATGGGTTCAAGCTAAAATGTCCATCGCGGCTGCTGACTTGGATACTATTGCTGACTACCTACTATCGGACACTGAAGCTTCTGAGTGACCTTATATATAGAGCAGGACATTTGTCCTACTATACTATGGATAACCCAACACGGAGACCCCATGGCAACACCTTCTAGAGCTGCACTTTTTGCAATGATCCAGGAATTAGAGGCTGAGCTTGCTCAGGTTCGTTCTATTGCTGGACGCGCACAGAGTGACGCAGGACGCGCACAGAGTACTGCGGACAGCGCACGTTCAACAGCGTCCTCAAATGCTGGACGTATTACCAGCAACGATGGCGATATCTATCGCCTTCAGAGCGACGTAAGCCGTTTGCAGAGCGATGTAAATCTCATCCGCTAAGGTGAAATTAGACCCCCTCTTGACAGGGGG